GCCGCTTCCCGGTGTAGATAAAATTAGAACTGCTCGATCAGGTGGAACTATGAAATCTAAAATGGCTGACAAGGCCGGTCGCGCTATGAAGAAGCGTACGGCTGACACGATGGGTCGTGCGATGGTCAAGAACAAGAAAATGGCCGGTGGCGGTATGGCTTATTCGGACGGTGGTTCTGTCTATCGCAAGGGCGCTGATGGCGTTGCCAGCAAGGGCAAGACCAAGGGCAAAATGATTCGCATGATGATGGGAGGAGTTTGCAAATGAGCAGTGGTCCAAAAACTCGTAAATCAACTGGTCCCACCAGCCCTCGCGGTATTTACAGTCGTTCTGTAGCTGCTCCGGGCATGAGCCTTGATATGCCGGATGAAAAGCCGGTGAAGAAAATGCGAAGCGGCGGTATGCCTGATCTGACGGGTGACGGTAAGGTTACTCGTGCTGACGTTCTCAAGGGGCGTGGCGTGTTCAAGCATGGCGGCAAAATCAATAAGATGGCCGAAGGCGGTATGACCGACGAAGAGAAGTATGGAAAGGTCGGCGCTGAGATTCGCAGACTTGATCCGGAAGCCTATAAAAATAGGAAGGATCGTTCGGCTGAAGCCAACCTTCGCTTGCTCAAGGAACTGCGCGAGAAGTCGCGTGGAACCCGCAATGAGATGCCAACTTCTAGCGGTGCCCGTTCAGGCGGTCGCGGCAGTAAACCGGGTTCGGCTCGGGTTGGTTCTGGCCGTTATGATGACCCAACTAGCAGCTATGGCGAACGTGTTACCGCTCCTTTACGTGCTTTTAGTGACATCTTTGGTCGCCGTCGTGAAGAAGGCGTCATGAAGAATATGGGAGTTGACCGTGTAGAAGCGGCTCGTAGATTGGCGAATCTTGACAAAGTTCGTAAGTCTGAGGGCATGAAGCACGGTGGCGACGTTAAGAAGTACGCCAAGGGCGGTGTTACCTACTCGATGGGTGGCAACGTTTCTAAGCGTGCTGATGGTATCGCCAAGAAGGGTCGAACCCGCTGCAAGATGGTGTAATCATGGCATCTATGCGAATCCCCAAATACACGGCTGGTATGTTCAAAAAGAAGATGCCCCGCTTTGGGGCTTCGTCTATCAAGATGCCACGTATGCCTAAAGCTCCGAAGCCTCGTGCTAAGAAGTACGATGAGGGCGGAGAGGTTGAAGAGATCATCATCGGTCCCGGCGCTGCTCAAGAAGAGTTTGCTGACGAGATGGCTCAAGTTGAAGCGCGTAAAAAGCAGAACGAGCAGAAACGCCGTGTTGCAGAGAGCAAGGATCTCGTTAAGAAGTACTACGAGGCCAAGAAGAAACGGGCTGAAATCAACGAAAAAAACCGAGAAAAGTCCATCAAGCACTTTACCCGTAACGTACGTACAGCACGTACTGGCGGAAAGATGGACTCTTGCTGCCGTGGTGACGGCATCGCTAAGAAAGGTAAGACCCGAGGCAAGTTCGTATGATGGCCTCCCGAGGCATGGGCGCGATTAGTCCGAAGAAAATCCCCCGTGCCAAACGGCGCGGGGATAACGAGATTGTTGAGGGTACTGATCGTCCCATCCGCCACGCCAAGGGCGGTAAGGTCAAGAGCAAGGTCAACCAAGCCGGTAACTATACGAAGCCGGGTATGCGGAAGAGCTTGTTTGAATCCATCAAGGCTTCGGCAACGCAGGGCACTGCCGCAGGCCAGTGGTCGGCACGTAAGGCACAGTTGTTGGCTAAACGCTACAAAGAGAAGGGCGGCGGGTATAAGTCATGAAGGCTCCGCAGCAGTCATTGAAGGCTTGGACTCAGCAAAAATGGAGAACTAAGAGTGGTAAACGATCTTCTGACACGGGTGAAAGATACCTTCCAGAAGCTGCGATTAAAGCTCTCAGCCCTGCTGAGTACGCCAGAACTACCGCAGCAAAGCGCCGAGGAAAAGCCCAAGGCAAGCAGTTCGTCGCTCAGCCCAAAGGCATCTCGCAAAAAACCCGTGCGTATCGTCAAAAAGGTAAGTAAGCGTGGCTGAGACAACTGACATCGAGATGTTTAAGGCACAGGTTCAGGCCGAGTTAAATCGGCTTGAGGCTAAGTCGTCTGCTAAGGAAGTCGCTGGCAAAGCCATCGGCAAGGATGGCCTTAAGTACATTACGATCATCGTTGTCATCGGTGTGGCATCTAGTCTTGTGCTGGACTCTGAGAAAATTGCTGCCGTGATGGGGCTGCTTGGTGCGTCGTTGACTGCGCTAATCTCGATGCTGAACGGTATTGCTGGTGCAAACGAGAAGGAAGAGAAGCCTGAGTTTGCAGTCATTAAGGAACTCATCACCAAACTCGATAAACTGGATCGGAAGGAAATGCCGATGCGGGTCGATGTGGAAGGCGATCATGTCATCGTCACCAAGGGTGACGACGTAGTGACAGCGAGGAAGTAATGGTAGACAAGACTACAGCTACGACAGACTTCAACCTCGACCTCAACACGATCATCGAAGAGGCTTACGAGCGTTGCGGTGCTGAACTGCGTACGGGTTATGATTTCCGTACGTCGAAGCGTAGTCTTGCCCTGCTCCTGATGGACTGGTCAAACCGGGGCATCAACCTTTGGACATTGGAGCAAGGCACCCATGTACTGACTTATAACGTCGGTACCTACGACCTGCCGGTAGATACGGTTGATTTGTTAGACCACGTGATCCGCACTGGGTCTGGATTGAATCAGCAAGACATCAACATCAGCCGTATCTCGTCCAGCACCTACGTGTCGATCCCGAACAAGAACGCGACGGGTCGCCCGATTCAGATTTGGATCAACCGGCGTACTGGCGCGACGGGGGCCGACGATGTGGTGGTCTACCCGCAATTTACGGTTTGGCCGAAGCCTGACAACTCGACCACGTGGACGTTGTATTACACGCGGCTACGACGGATGTTCGACCCCGGTACAGGCGTGAATGGGCAAGATATTCCGTTCCGGTTCTTGCCCTGCATGGTTGCTGGGCTGGCCTACATGCTGTCGATGAAGATCCCCGGCGCTGAGGCGCGTACGCAGATTCTGAAAGCCCAGTATGACGAGGCTTGGGATTTGGCGGCAGGTGAAGACCGCGAAAAGGCGGCGGTGCGGTTTGTCCCACGTGAGAGCTTCTTGGGTGGCTACTAATGCCAAACAGGTTTGCCAGTGGCAAAAACGCGATTGCGATGTGCGACCGGTGCGGGTTTCAATACAAACTGCGCCAGTTGAAGTCGATTGTGATCAAGACCAAGAACGTGAATATCTTGGTCTGTCCGGAGTGCTGGGAGCCTGACCAACCCCAGTTGTCTCTCGGTTTGTACCCTGTGGACGATCCGCAGGCATTACGGAACCCGAGACCGGACACGAGTTATTTTGCGGTCGGTAATGACGGCGCTAATGGTAGCCGTCAGATACAATGGGGCTGGGCACCGGTAGGTGGTGCTAGAGCAGACGATGCTGGACTGACGCCAAATGATTTAGCGCCGGTCGGTGAAGTAGGTACGGTGACGGTCGTTACGACCTAGGAGATTGTGATGAAGAATGGTGATGCAATGAAAGCTTTGAGAAAGCACGCTTCACTTCCGGCGAGTAAAGCTCACGGTATGCGTGCTGGTGGCAAGACCAACAGCGAAATGAAGAAGTACGGTCGGAATATGGCGAAGGTTATGAACCAGCGCAGCCCGGTGCGTAAGTCTTCTGGCCCGAGGTAAGTGCCATGAAAGAATTAAATCCCGGCAAGATCAAGCCGAACACTGACTCGACTGGTGAGAATGGCTATCCTGAAAAGGATGTCAACAAGGGCGTTACCCACATGGAAATGAAGGGTGCTGGCGCTGCCACTAAGGGTAAGAAGTTCGTCTCGCAGATTAATTTGCAGAACAACGGCAAAGTACGAGCAGGCTGGAGTTAATGAACTACACGCAGCTTTCACAAGCCATTCAGGACTATTGCCAGTCCACGGAGACATCCTTCGTGGCGAATATCCCGAATTTTGTGCAGCTTGCTGAAGAGCGGATTTACAACTCCGTTCAGATCCCGGCTATCCGTAAGAATGTCACGGGTACGATGACAAGTACTTTTCCGTACTTCCAACTGCCTTCTGACTGGCTTTCGACCTTTTCGTTAGCTGTTATTGACCCGACTACGGGTGAGTACGAATACCTGCTGAATAAGGATGTGAACTACATCCGAGCGGCGTATCCTCCCCCAAACAGTACGGGTAAGCCTAGGTACTATGCGATTTGGGACGACGCCACCATGATTCTTGGGCCGACTCCCGACCAAGCGTACACGGCTGAACTGCACTATTATTACTACCCGCCGTCAATCGTAAATAACTCGACTTCTTGGTTGGGTGACAACTTTGAAACGGTATTGCTCTACGGGTCATTGCGCGAAGCGTACACCTACTTGAAGGGTGAGCAGGACATGATGACCTACTACGAGCAGAAATATCAGGAGTCGTTGGGACTCCTCAAACGTCTTGGCGATGGCTTGGATCGTCAGGATGCGTATCGTTCTGGACAAGTTAGGATTCCGGTGACTTGATGTTTAGTGGAAACGTAGAAGTTGGGCAGGTATTTGTGCAGACGACTGACCGTCGTGAGCATACTGTCGAAGAAATTGCAGAACGTGCGGTAAACCGCATACTCAGTGCCGATTCAAAGGAAGCACTGCATTATTGGCTGGTGAAGTATCTACGCGAAGCCCAAGAAGCGGAGCGCAAGATGATATGTAAGAAACTAGATCAACAAGGCTATGCGGAAATCGCACAATTAATTGGAGACCTCTAATGGCTATTACTCAGGCAATGGCAACGTCGTTCAAGGTTGAGATCCTTGACGGCATTCACAATTTTGGTACCGGCGTAATCCGTGCATCGGCTGCTGCGGATGTGTTTAAGCTGGCGCTGTTCACTTCGTCGGCTACGTTGGGCGCTGCTACAACGGCGTATAGCACGACAGATGAGGTTTCCTCGTCTGGCACGAACTACCCGGCGGGCGGTTTGACGTTGACGATCTCGCAGGTTCCCACTTCGTCTGGCACGACGGCTTTCATCGACTTCGATGATTTGACCTTCCCGAGCGCGACGATTACGGCGAACGGCGCGTTGATCTATAACGCTACGCAGAGCAACAAGGCTGTTGCGGTTCTGGCCTTTGGTGGTGATAAGACCTCCACGGCTGGTAACTTCACCATCCAGTTCCCTGCTGCCGCTGCTTCGACCGCGATCCTCCGAATCGCCTAAGTAGGCTACGTCTGTGACGGACGTAGTAGTAACCCTTGAAGGCTGGAACTCCATTACAGGATGGGGCGAAGGCGGATGGGGTACAGCATCTGTAAGCTTCACCGGTACCGGTGAGGTAGGGACGCTTTCGTTTGTCACGGATCAAGTTATTGCGGTTACCGGCCTTGAGGCGACGGGTGAACTGGGTACGGTCTTTGTTTCTACCGAGCAAATCCTCTTAGTCACAGGGCTAGAAGCTCAGGCGATACTCAGCGATGAAGTTGTCGTTGCTGATGCGATTGTTATTGAAGATGGCGTTGAGGGTACGGGGGAGCTAGGCGATGCCACAGTCTTCCTTGAACTCATTGTGCCGGTCACGGGCGTTTCGGCGTCTGGACAGATTGGTACGGTGTCGCTTGTCACTGAACAGATATTGTCGGTTACGGGAGTTGAAGGCACGTTCCAGATCGGTAACTTTATTGTTATCGCTGGGCACACTCAGGTCGTAACGGGCCTTGAAGCAACTAGCGAACTGGGCGATGTAGCCGTCTTTACTGATCAAGTTCTGGTTGTAACTGGACTTGCAGCAACCGGCGCGGTTGGTACGGTGTCGCTCGTTACAGATCAGGTTCTGGTTGTAACCGGACTTGAAGGTACAAGCGAACTTGGCGTTGCGACTCAAAATTCTATTTACCCTGTTGCTGGGGTAAGTGGGACTGGACAAGTTGGGACGGTTCAGGTACGGATAGATAGAATAGTCATTGTGACCGGCGTATCTGCAACGGGTAATATTGGTTCCCAATCGCCAGCAGTGAACGTGTGGAGTTTGATTAATACAGATCAGAACGCGAACTGGACACAAATCGCGGCGTGAGGTAACTAAAAATGCC